GGGCGCGCCATGGAGATGATGAACCAGGGTCTGATATGGCTAGCTGATCGGCTTCGCACTCCCTACGGGGAGCGCGGCCTGCTGAAGCTCATCCGCATGCTGATAGCCGCATCGTCCGTGGTTTCGACCGCCGACGGTGGCTTGCTTATCGCGGGAAAACGGTATTCCGACCTGAAGCCTGATGGCCTGAAACTGACATGGCCCCGCTGGTACGCGCTCACCGCACTGGACCGCCAGCAAGACGCACAGGCAGCCCAAACGCTTAGCGACGGCGGATTCCTGTCCAGGCGAACGATTACGAGAAACCTGGCGGCTGACTATGACGTCGAGGACGTGGACGCTGAAATCAAGGCGGCTGATGCCGACCGTAAAGCAGCTGATGCCCGCGCAAGCAGGCTGGCCGAGACCGTCAAGACCACCGCATCAGAGAGTTTGCAGTCCGAGTAACAAGGGGGTGGTGGCCTGAAGGCCGTCCGTTGCCGTTGCTGCCTGGATTGTTCCGGCTGGCCTGAAGGTCGTGCCGCCCGATGAAAGAGTTCGGGAACCCCTGCGCTGAAGCGCGTCACCAAGGACAGAGGTCCCATATGCCCCGTTTTCTTCCAACTTTCTTTCGTGAAGCCGATACAGGCGGCGCAGGCGGCGCAGGCGGAGGTTCTATTACTCCTCCCGTTGTTGCTACCGCTGCTGCTGCGCCACCCGCTCCGGTGACCGGCACCAATGCTCCGCGTCGCGGTGACGATGAGTCCACCCAGGACTACATCAGCCGTCTGCGTGACGAGAACAAGGGCTGGAGATTGAAGGTCGCGGAAGCTGAGAAGACCGCGGCCGACGTTCGTACCGCAGCCGCCGAGAAGGCCGCCGCTGAAGCGAACCTGGCCGCCGAAAAGCGGTTGGAAGCCAAATACAGCGCGGACCTCAAAACAGCACTCGAGAAGGCCCAGGCAGACGCCGAAGGCCGGATCACGGAAGCCGGTAAGGCATCCAATGCCCGCATCATCGCAGCGGAGCTGAAGGCTCAGGCTGTGAAAGCTGGCATGGTGGATCTCGACGGCCTGAAGCTGTTGGACACCTCCAAGGTGACGCTCGACGACAAAGGGGAAGTGGTGGTCCCCGAGGACTTCTTCACCACAGCGAAGACAGCCAAGCCGTGGTTGTTCGCCGCACCGCAGGCCGCTCCCGTGACTGGTGCGGCGACCGGGAACACTTCAGCAAGCGCGACGCCTCCGAAGCCAGCGGTTGCAGGAAAGCACGTCTCCGAAATGTCGGATGCCGAGGCTGAGGCGGAACTCGCACGGCTGATTGCTCCCACTCGGAGATAACCAATACCGGCCTGATGGCCGACTGAGACTAGCAGGATAACCAGTCATGAATGCAGCCGCCGGAAGTGGTTCCAGGCGGCTTTTTGTTGCTCATCAGATCTCGATGGTCATGGGGCAAGTGGAACCAAAAACAAGAAACAACCCCAAACATCGAGGCCCAAATGCCAATTTCCGATTTTCCCGCACAGCTGCAGCCTATAATTCAGCAGGGATTCCTTCGCCGCAGGTTTGAGAAGTCCCTGACTTCCAAGCTCGGCTACCGCAAGGTCGCTGACCGCCAGATTTTCCCTGGCCGCATCGGTCAGTCCATCAAGGACACCAGGCGTGGCCTGAAGGTTCCTGTGACAACGCCGACCGCAGCGAACACGAACACCAACCTGGACAACGGCATGACCGCTTCCAGCTTCTCGGTGGAACAGTATGAACTCGGAATCGACATGTATAATGACACCACCGACCTGAATATGGTCAATGCTGGCATTGCCATCGCGTCCGTGTTCGTTGAGAACGCCGAAGTCAACGGCATCCAGGCTCATCAGTCCCTGGACCGCATTGCGCGCAACACTCTGTATTTCGGCAATCAGTCCCCGACCATTCAGGACGTTGGCGGATACATGGGTGGAAATACCCGCGTTTCTACCGCGCTGACCGCTCCCGCGTCGACTCTTCATGTCGATGATGCAAGGGGTTTTGTCAACATTGTTGGAAGCCTTGGCTCTGTTGTTCCTGTCAATCCTGGAAATCCGCTGACGGTCTCTGTCAACGGAAACCCTTACACTCTGGTTGGCGTGACCCTGGACAGCCCGTCTGGTTCCACGGCTCCGAGCGGAAAGTCTGGAACCCTGACGTTCTCAGGCAACGTTGCCACGGCCGACGGCGCGCTGAACGCTCCCGTTGTTGCCGCCACTGCTCCTGTGGTTGTCCGTCCTGTTGGCCGCAAGACCACGGCTGACATCCTGGCGACGGACACGTTGACCATGACGATGGTGCTAAACGCCGTCGCCACGCTCCGCAGGAACGCTGTGCCGACCATCGACGGTCTCTACAACTGCTACCTGGACGACGAGCAGCTGCTTGGCCTGTTCAGCGCTTCGGACTTCCGCGAGCTGTTCCGCGGTGCCTACAACTCCACTGAGTTCCGTCAGGGCGAGGTGTTCCAGCTGTTGGGTGTCCGCTTCATCCCGACGACTGAGGCTCCGCAGCAGACCCTGAACGGCGTGGCTATCCACCGCGCTATCGTGGTCGGTAAGGGCGCTCTCATCGAGGGTGACTACGCCGAGGTTGGATATAGCGACCTGCCCGACGAAAAGCGGTCTCTCAAGGAAATCGTGGACGCCGTTTGCATGGTGACCCGCGAGCCGCTCGACCGCCTGGGGCAGATCATCGCGCAGTCCTGGTATTGGATTGGTGGCTTCGCGCTTCCAACCGACACCACTGCAAACACGCTCGTGATTCCGACCGCCAGCAACAGCGCTCTTAAGCGCGGAGTCGTGGTGGAATCAGCGTAAGCAATCACACAGTAGACAAGGCGGCTTATGGTCGCCTTGTTTCTGTTGATACTCTGACTTCCAAAGCCTTCCGTTCCGTGCGGAGACCAACCCATGGCACGTCAGCCAACACGCACAGCGCCGCCGCCTGACGTGCCAACCTCCCCGACACCGGCACCCATCCCGGTCCGCTTCCTGCGTCCGTTCGGCTTCACCGACGACTACGGCGACAAGTGGCGTTTCGGCGCCGGCGACATCATCCGAAACCCATTCGTGCTGGGCCTCATCGAAGGTCGCGGCGCACCAACAATCCCGTTAGAGGACTGAGCGATGTCAGGAACCATCACCGATACGGCGGCTCCTACCGCTGCGATTGCGCCGACTGTTACAGTTTCCGCTGCTCCCGTTGTTCCCGCAGCCCCTGTTCTGGTCGCTGATCCAGCCGTTGAGCCAACCGCTCCGGAGATAGCTGCCAAACCGGCTCGCAAGCCAAAATCCGCCGACGCCCTAGCCAGTGCCGAAGCCGCTCTTGAAGCCGCGAAAGCCGCTGTTGAGCAGGCCGAGGCCGATGAGGTTGCAGAAGCTACCCCTGTGGCAGCCACTCCCGTTCCGGAGGCCGCTCCTGTTGCGGTTACCACACTACCGACGGCACCCATAGCCACAACGTCGCCGCTCCCGGACCCGAAGCCCGTGAAACTTCTAAGGCCATTCGGCTTCTATGATGCTGGCGTCCACCACCACTGGAACGCCGGTCAGGTTGTTTCCGGCTCGGCCGATATTGCCACCCTGACGGCTCGCGGCGCGCCGATCACCGCTGATACCGGAACTGACGCCTGAAGCGTAATGGCGTCCACCACTTAAGCGGTTTCGGAATGGCTTAGCTGCCCCGAATTCCGAAACCGACCAAGACTCTTAGGGGAGTTCCCGCATGACCCAGATTTTGACAGCCGCG